AAGAGCCACCCCTGCCCCTTTTGCGACAGCTCCTATAGCCGCTCCTGTCGCAGCTGCTGCTTTTTCTCCACCAAAAACACCAGCTAATCCTTCTAAACCTTTAGCCATTTGCGGCAAAGTATCTAATGTGCCCCATTCTGGTGTAGTGAGATCAAAATTGACTTCAGAAAAATAAGGAAAAATGTATTGGTTGTTGGTTGGTTTATCTTTTGGAAATAAATTTTTATATGGTAATAATGGATCGCTTTTATTATCGTTAAATATTGCGTTACCTACAGCAGAGGCGTAAAAACCTATTTGTGTTTTAATAGTAGATTCATCCACTTTAAACTCAATTAATATAATTTTTGGAACTTCACTTTTATTAAAATTTTGTGATAATGTCCATCTATAATTTTCAATGACATTAACATTTCCATAATTTTCGCCCAAATATAAATCATTAATAGCTGTTGTATCAGGATTTACTTTCGAATGTGGTTGTGTTTCTGCCATATAATCTACTTAATTGTTTAAACTGCAAATTGGGCTCTAATAGCCCTAATAGGATCTACATTAGATGCAGCTACTTGTGAAGCAGTTGGATATTGTTGTCTGGATTGGTTACCACCATTAACAATAATATTATTGTTAGAATTTTGTTTTTTGTCGAAAATACCAGCTAATTTTAAAATAGCTTGACCTAAATTATTTATAGTATCATTAGTGTCAGCTGTATTAGACGCAACGGTTTCAAGGATATTATTACTGATTTCAACACCCTTAGAATCTATTTTTAAACTTTTGGGTAATATTTGATCTAATTTACTGAGAAGTGACTCACTAGAGTTCATTTTCGAACCTTCTGGTAATAATTGATCTAATTTACTTAAAGGTGCGACTATTTCATGTTCTCCTCCTTCTGCTACAGTAACACTTCTTCCTCCTGGAATTGGTGATACTATTCCCCCTTTAGCTAATCCCAATTCATTTGGATCTGGTTTTGGTTGTTCGGGTGCCACACCAACCCAAGAGCGAGGATCCCATGATAAATTATCGACATAATTACTCATTGCATTTTTAATACTATCAGTTATCTTACTAAAAAAACCAGTAACCTTATCCCAAACACTTGTTTTCATCCAGGACATTAAATTACCAATAGCACTAGAAGAATTTTGTTCAACATCTTTAGGTACTTCTGTCTTATCATTGCTCCCGAAATCTGTAATTTTACCCCACCATTCTTTTATTCCTTCCCATATTTTAGAAGCGAATCCTGTAACTCTATCCCAAACTTTGTCTTTCATCCAAGACATTAATGATGAAAATTGTTTACCTAAATAAGAATTGGAAACCTCTTCTTTAACTTCATTCCACCAGTTCTTAGTATTACTCCACCAATTTTTAACACCATCTTTAACTTTAGAGGCAAAATTAGAAATTTTATTTTGAATTTTATCTTTTAAATTGACGGCAAAATTTTTAATACCGGATCCTACCTTATTAAAGAAATCTCCAACAGTTTGAGTCTTTTCATTCCACCAATTTTTAGTATTGTTCCACCATTCTTTAGCTGTATTCCATGTCCTAGAAGCAAAACCAAAAACTTTATCCCAAATTTTTTCTTTAATATAAGTTGTTAGGTCTTCCATTACTTTGAGTTGACCTCCAATTACCTGTTCTTGCTTCTCTTCAGTATAACCAAAAAGATCCATAACCCATCCAGTACCAGGAATAACTCTTGATAATTGGACTAATCCTTTTGCCCAATCTTTTTTGTAAAATGCTTCACCTGCTTTTATCAATCTTCCAATAACCGGTAAGTATTTTGATTTTTCGTAAATCCAACTAGCAATACCTTTAAAGAAATCACCAATCATTCCTGATTTCTTTTTACTAGCTTCAGCTGTTGATCCCCCTGCTTTAGCATCTAAGAAAGCGTTAAGAACATCTAAACCGATAGAAATACCAGATCCAATTAAACCAAAACCAGGGACAATAGCAAATGCATTAGCTATGCCAGACAAAACATCTATAGCACCTCCTATAATGTCTCCTTTTTTAAATCGTGTATAAGCAAACCCTAAACTAATCACAGTACCCACTAAAGGTAGTCTTCTTAAAAGTGGCCCAAGAAACTTTAATAACCCGGAAGCCATCTTTGTAAAGATACCAGCAGATTTACCGATAGTAGTGGTAATTGTTTTTGCTATTCCTTTTCCAAAAATACCTCTTAATCCTTTGTAAGCACTTTTTAATAAATTAACTGGTGCGTTTATTAAGGATTTCATATTTTTTATGAAACCTAAAGCTCCTTTTTCTAAAAGTTTTAATCCACCTATTATACCAACTTTACTAAAAATTTTAAGCAAACCTTTAAACGGACCGTCTGTTTGTAATCCAGTCACTAAAGCAGCCAACCCCCCAAAAAGCAATGCAATTCCACCACCAATAGCTAAAGCCGGTCCTAATAATTTCATTAAACCAGGTGGCAAAAGACTTAAAATACCCCCTTGACCCCAGTTTCTTTTTTCTTCTTTGTCTTTTGGTTTTACGGTTTTTCCTAAAATAGCTTTTAAAAGATCTGGTAATTTTTTTTCTAAACTTTTAAATCCTTCATCTGTAATTCCGTGTAATAAAATTTTTTGTGGTGTGTCTTCGTCTTTAATAAGATTTGCTTGAGATTTAGGTTCTTTTTTTTCTTTAGAACTAAATAAACCAAATAAACCACCTTTTTTAAATCTATCTAAGAAACTATCTTTCGAAACAGGTTCTTTTTTTTCTTTAGGTGATAATAAACCACCGAACCATTTTTTATTTTTTAATTCATTTAATGAATTTTTAATAGGTTTAAAAATATCATATTTCGGAAGTAAATTTTCTAAAGATTTTTTAAATTTACTAAAATCAGGCAATTTAAAATCTGTGACTTTAGGTAATCTAAGGTTCTTAAAGAGATTTTCAGGGATCCTTAAATTAGGGACTTTAGGTAATCTAAGGTT